ATACCGCTAATGCAGCTTTGCCTGATTACCAAAAAAAATTAGGTCTTCGGATCAACGGTTCAAATTTGTGCTCTGAAATATCATTGGTCACGTCAAANGAAAGAACCGCTGTATGTTGCCTATCATCTGTCAATCTTGAATATTATGATGACTGGAAAGATAACAAACAGTTCTTATCCGATGTTTTAGAAATGCTTGATAATGTCATAACATACTTTATTGAACATGCACCAGATCAAATTTCTCGGGCTAAGTTTTCAGCATATCGTGAAAGGTCTGTTGGTGTTGGGGCACTTGGCTTCCATGCATATTTACAGAAAAACAATATTGCATTTGAGAGTGCAATTGCAAAGAGCATCAATAACAAAATTTTCCGCCATATTAAAACGGAATTGGATCGTACTAATGAACGTTTGGCATATGAACGTGGTCCATGTCCAGACGCGCTTGAAGCTGGTGTAAATCGTAGGCTGACTCATACAATGGCAGTAGCGCCAAATGCGTCTAGTTCAATCATCATGGGTAATACATCACCCTCAGTTGAACCATATGCAGCTAACGTATATCGTCAGGATACAACCAGTGGTGCGTTTATCACGAAGAATAAGTTCTTGGATGCAATCATCAAAGAAAATGCTGTTGGTAAGGCTGTTAGTTGGTATGATGATGTCTGGGCTAGTATCATCGCAAATGATGGTTCAGTTCAACATCTAGAATGGTTAGACGATAATCATAAATGGGTATTCAAGACTGCTGCTGAAATTGATCAAAGATGGGTTGTCGAACATGCATCGGATAGACAACAGTACATCGATCAGGCACAAAGCATTAACTTGTTCTTCCGCCCCGATGTAAATATCAAATATCTACATGCTGTTCATTTTATGGCATGGAAGGGTAAATTGAAGTCTCTATATTATTGCAGAAGCAGTAAATTGAGAAAAGCGGATAAAGTAGGACAAAGGATTGAAAGACAAAGAATCGAAGAAGAAATTGATCTTCGAGAAGTAGCAGAAGGATCAACTTGCTTGGCTTGCGAATGAGGGTACAATGATTAAAAAACAAAAACTTAAACTGACAGACGAACGCAATTACTACAAACCGTTCAATTATCCTTGGGCGTTTGAAGCTTTTGAGGCATCAGAACAAATGCATTGGCTAGTCAAAGAAGTTCCAATGCTTGAGGATGTTAATGACTGGAAGAACAAACTAACAGAAACAGAAAAGACATTCCTAACCAATATCTTCAGATTCTTCACACAGGGGGATATCGACGTTGCTGGTGCATATGTAAACAATTACCTACCAACATTTCCACAACCAGAAATTAGAATGATGTTGAGTAGTTTTGCTGCTAGAGAGGCTATTCATGTCTCTGCATATGCTCACTTGATTGAAACTTTGGGTATGCCAGAAACCACATACAATGAGTTTCTGCAATACAAAGAAATGAAGGAAAAGCACGATTATGTAGCAGAATTCATCAAACAAGATGAAAAAACAATCGCACAACAGATTGCGGTCTTCTCTGCTTTCACAGAAGGAATGCAACTATTCAGTTCTTTTGTTATGTTACTTAACTTTGCTCGCTTCGGTAAGATGAAGGGTATGGGTCAGATTATTGCATGGAGCATTGCAGACGAAAGTCTTCATTGTGATTCTATGATTCGACTATTCAGAGAATTCATTAAAGAGAACAAGGATATCTGGAATGATGATCTAAAACGACAAATCTACACAGTTGCTGAAAAGATGGTTGAGCTAGAAGATCAGTTCATTGAATTGTCATTTGGTGTGTCTGATATGGAAGGTCTAACCAAGGAAGATGTCAAGCAATATATTCGTTATATCGCAGATCGTCGTTTGATCAGTCTTGGTATGAAGGGTATCTTTAAAGTCAAGAAGAATCCTCTTCCTTGGGTTGATGGTATGCTTGGTACCACACATACCAACTTCTTCGAACAACGTGTAACTGATTATGCAAAGGGTTCATTATCTGGCGATTGGGGTGATGTCTGGGCTAAATAAATATGATTTATTACAATAAGAAGGAAAATCATGGCTAGCCAAAACTTACACGATTGTGAAGAATGTGGAGCATCATTCAAGATACAATCCGATCTAGATTTAGATCGTTACCGTGTTCAATTTTGTCCTTTCTGCGGGGATGAATTGTCAGAAGATGACATTTATATGAACGCGGTTGTTGAAGAAGACTGAATAAGTAGTCGTGTTATTAACAATGGCACGACTACATGACTTGGTATTATGATAATTTAGAAGTTGAAGAACCACCAGAAGGCGCAATTGGATTCGTATATCTAATAACAAATGTTACCAATGACAAGAAGTATATTGGTAAAAAGTTGTTTACATTTTCAAAAACCAAACAGGTTAAGGGAAAGAAGAAAAGAATTCGCGTTGAATCTGACTGGAGAACATACTATGGTTCAAACGATGATTTAAAAAAAGATGTAATTGAGCTTGGAGAAGAATTCTTCAAGCGAGAGATATTATACTATTGCAAGACAAAAGGTATGTGTAATTATCTTGAAGCCAAGGAACAGTTCAACAGGTCTGTACTGGAAAGAACAGACTATTATAACTCATGGATCAGCGTAAAAGTACATAGATCACATGTGAAATAAAATAGGCATATATACTTGACACGCCTAAAATTTTCATCTACTATATCATCACTATATCAAACGGCTACTGAAATGATCGACACAATCGTTTTCCCGGAAAATCAATACAATTCACTCGACACTATTGATCAAGAAATGTTCAAGGATACAGTCAAGAACATTCTTCGGTCTGGTGTTGCTACGGTTCAATTCACCAAGACAGATGGTTCTATTCGTAACATGCAATGTACGATCAAGAAAGAACTCCTTCCCGCGATTGAAGTCGTTGAGTCTGCTGAACCCAAGAAGGTTCGTGCAGTCAATCCAGATGTATGTCCTGTATATGATGTTGAAATTGCATCATGGAGGTCATTCAAGTATGATTCAATTAAGGTGATCACTTTTGAAAACAATATTAACTGAAAAAACAATCTTCATCGGTAGCGAACCTATCGGTGAAGATGTACAATGTACAAGGTCAGATTACAATTCTAGTCTTTGCAGAGCATTGTCTTGGTATAGCTATGATCAAGACTTTTCTGATGCGAAGAAGTATGCTATTGAATATTTAAAGAAGACAGATAAAGAATCTGCTTCAGTATTATCGAAGATCAAAGAAACCGATTTTAACAAGTCTATTTGTTGGACTATGCGGTTAGAAATGCGTGGAGCAATTCTATCTGTTGATCACCACAATCGAATTCAAAACCACATTCAAGAGTTGTTGATTGGTGTTCAGGTTGCAGCAGAACCAAAGAAACAACAATTAGATAGCACAAAAGAATCAAATCCAAACGACAAGTTAATTGAATACCTCGGTGATATAGAAGGTATAATTGACCTATGGATCAAGACTAATGAAGTTTTTGATCTGTACAACGATATGACAAAGCGAAACTTGCCTAAGTCATACAGCCAATCGATCATCGATCTACTAACTCCAAAATTAACAGAACTTCGTTTAGCACAAACAGATGAAGTTCTGAAAGAGGGGTATAGTAACTTCTCAACATTCCGGATGAAGAAGTACATTGCTTTTATTGAGAAATTATTGGATGATGTAAATCGATTCTGTCAATATAAGAAGAATACCAGAAAGCCAAGAGCAAAGAAATTCAAATCTCCAGATGTTCTGGTATCAAAATTAAATTATAACAAGAAATCCGATGAATACAAGGTGACATCAATACCACCAGAAAATATTATCGGAGCAGAACAATTATGGGTATTTAATGTTAAAACAAGAAAACTGGGTATTTACAGGGCTACTGGTGTATCTGGCTTGGGTGTCGATAAAACAAAGATCATCAATTTTGATCCAGAAACTTCTATTCAAAAGACTATAAGAAAACCAGACGAGATATTACAAAAATGTTTGGATGGTGGAAAGTTGGCTTTGCGTAAATTGTTATCGGAAATCAAAGCAGTCGAATCTCCTTTGACCGGTCGATTAAATGAAGATGTAATTATATTGAGGGCAGTTAAATGATTGTTGTAGATTATAGTCAGACCGCAATTTCAAACATTATTGAAATGCTAGGTGAAGATAGGAAGGCAAAAGTTGAGATTGATTTGGCGAGGCATTGCATCATCAATTCAATCAGAAGCTACAAAGCTAAGTTCTCTAATGAATTTGGGCAGATGGTTATCTGTTGTGATGCAAAGAATAATTGGAGGAAGAAAGAATTTCAATATTACAAGGCGAGTCGCAAGAAGACTCGGGATGATTCTGACTTTGATTGGGCTAGCATTTATGAATGTATGGAAATGGTCAAGAGTGAATTGAACGAATTCTTTCCCTACCCAGTGCTTCAGATTGAAGGAACAGAGGCCGATGATCTGATTGCTACCTTAGCTAAATGGAGTCAGTCAAATGAACTGCAAGAAACCATGTTTGGTGGAGAACCAAAGCCTTTCCTAATTCTATCAAGGGATGGCGACTTCGTTCAATTGCAAAAATATGATAACGTAAAGCAATATTCACCAATTGATAAGAAATGGATCAAGCCAAAGAAATCAGCCAAAGTCGATTTACTAGAAAAGATTATCCGTGGTGATAAGGGCGATGGTATCCCAAACTTCCTATCACCTGATGATATATTTGTATCAGAGACTAAAAAGAGACAGGCATCGATATTTGAAGAGAAGTTGAATGTATGGTTGAAACAGTCACCAGAAGAATTCTGTACAACTGATGGAATGAAGAGGAATTACAATAGGAACAAACTTCTTATTGATTTCGATTCAATTCCAATGGAAGTTGAAGAACTGATACTAAATACGTTCACCACATTACCAACAAAAAATAAATCCAAGATTTTGAACTATTTTATTAAGAATAGGATGAAGAATATGCTTGGGGTTATTGACGATTTTTAAACAAAAGGAAAAGTATGAGACTATCATTACACGAAGTATTGGAACTGGTTACCAAGGAAAAGGCAACAGAAAAGAAAGTCGAAATTCTACAGAAGAACTCGACACCTACACTGAAGATGGTTTTAAAGATGAATTTTGACCCCNCCATTNAATTTGATCTTCCTCCCGGTGCTCCACCATACAAAACNGATAAGAACATNCCNGATGGCTTCTCGGATACCAATCTGTACGCAGAAGCACGTCGCCTCTATCTTTTCCTGAAAGAAAANGATTTGCCAAAGGTAAAGAAGGAAACAATGTTCATTCAAATGCTAGAAGGTCTTCATCATACAGAAGCAGAACTATTGATTGCATTGAAAGATAAAAAGCTATATCCAAAATACAAGGGTCTAACAGAAAGAGTTGTTAGATTAGCTTTTCCCGATCTTTTGCCAGCGGAGGAACCAAAGAAAGAAAAAAAGGTATTATCGAGTACAGTGATTTCATCCGAAGAGGAATCCTCTCCTACTTAAGAAATATGTGGGTTGAGAAGGAAACTTGGTCAACGAAAATAGGGGAAGAGGCTAATGAAAGAATGTCGGTATTGTGGGTCAACAAACACGAAATCATACGGGACTCGGCAGAACTCAAACGGGGAAGTAAAACAAAGATTTAAGTGTAAAGATTGTAATCGAGAATTCTCGGATAATGGTTACAACAAGTTTGATACACAAAAAGAATTGACATCAGAAATCATTGTTATCACGTCAGCACAAAACAACTGTGATATAAACCATGATTTTTTTGATTCGTTAATTGGCTACTGTGCAAGGCGTGGTGCTTCACTACATGTTATTCCAGTCAAATATGCTTTATATGAAGAAGGTGAATTTGAATGGAATGTTCCAGCACATTATTCATTAACAGAAAGTGTTAAGTTTTCCAGAAAGCTAAGGATTCTAGGCAATATAAGTATTAATCCTACTCTAGAAAATCCTGTAGCTGGTATGGATTATCTGTCAAAGGGCGATTCTTTGATTATCGGACANCCACAGCTACAAATGAAGACGTTGGCAGTTAATGCTGTTGACTCTTCTGCGATTATAGTATCTACCGGTAGTTGCACCGAACCACATTACTCNCAGACNAAGCAGGGTGAGAAGGCTAGGTTCAATCATTCATATTCTGCTATTGTTGTTGAGAAAGACGGTGATCAATTTCATCTTCGTGTATTGAATGCCGATGATACTGGTGGGTTTTATGACATTGACGGNTATCAATCGGCTAATACATTTACACCTATTACACATGTTGAAGCACTGATAACAGGGGATGAACATGCTTTATTCGCCGACCCNCATGTCAAGAATGCGACATATTTGTTTGATGATAGTATTGTAAAAACTCTGAAACCAAGTATAATCGTCAGACATGATGTGTTGGATTGCTATAGCATATCACACCATCATAAGCATAACTTTTTCTTGAAGTATGGGAAGTTCAAGACTGGACTCAATGATATCGAAGCCGAGTTGAAAATTACGTTAGATCATATTCTGACAACGACTCCACCAAAGACGACAAATCTTATAGTATCCAGTAATCATCATGATCATCTGGAACGTTGGTTGAACGAGGCCGATATCAGAAATGAACCTTGGAATGCTAAGATTTATCATCATCTGATGTATCTGATGCTTGATAATGTAAAGATCGATGGTGATACATTTAGTTACACACGGCCATTTGAATTGTGGGTGAAAAGTCACAAGATCGATTCGATTAAATTTGTTTCAAGGACAACATCTGAAAAGATATTTGACATCGAAATTAGCAATCATGGTGATGTTGGTACTAACGGTTCACGGGGAAGTCTGTTACAATATTCGAGACTGGCTTTCAAGAATGTAATTGGTCATAGTCATAGTCCCGGTATAAACAAGGGTGCCTATCAAGTTGGCACAAGTTCGAATATTAAGTTGGAATACACACGCGGTCCTAGTTCTTGGATGCATACACATTGTGTAATCTACCCTAATGGGAAACGCCAACTGATTAATATTATCAATGGTAGATGGAGAAAATAAATGATCAAGAATCTGACAACAGCAATTTGTTTAGTGTTAATCACTTTTAATACACCTTATGCTGGTATGGTATCAGATGAAGATATTTCTTTGCACGAAGAAATCATATGCCTAGCAAAGAATATATACTTTGAAGCTGGTGGTGAAAGTAAAGAGGGGCAAATTGCTGTTGGTCAGGTTACATTGAATCGCGCAAGATCGGATAAATTCCCAAGCACTGTTTGTGGTGTTGTGTATCAGAAAGTAAAAAAGACCTGTCAGTTCTCGTGGGTTTGTAAGAAACCAAATGCAAATGTGCATGACAGTGCATGGGAAAACATGTATAATCTTGCTAGAAAGTTGATGTTAGGTGAAATCAAATCAAAAAAGATTAATAGCAAAACATTGTTCTTTCATAACCACAGTGTAGAACCATCGTGGGCAAGTGTTTATAAAAGACAGGCCACTATTGGCGGTCATGTATTTTACTCAAAAAGGTGAATATGGAAATTACATTAGATGATGTAACAGATGAATTTGTAGTGACAAAGAAGTTCAAGAATCAAAATGATTTTTCAATGTACATTGAAAATCAGGTTAAGATAAATAAGACGACATATCTAGAAACGGTTATCCATTATTGTAATGAGAATGGTATTGATCCAGAAGCTATCAAATCACTAATCGGTCCTCAATTGAAAGATCGAATCCGAATTGACGCAGAAGATTCTAACCTACTTAAGAAGAGGGCATCATTGGAATTCTAAGCATGACCCCATACGATGTGTATCGTAATTATTTGGCAGTGAAATTGCACTTTACATCTGATTATGATATTGTTCAATATAAAGGTAAGGTGAATGCAACACAGAAGGCTTTTGAAAACAGGAAGGATAAAATCTTCATTCAAAACCTTTCTAATAAACTGAAGACCCAGAGAGAAGTTGTTAACTACTTTGTTGCCAACTTTGTTTCCGGTGATAGATGTGGTGGTTTGTTTGATGAAAATTCAAACAAGAAGTACAAGGAATGGACTCAGAAAATGAAGGGACTATATATGCTTTTCATTTCTGACGTTGACAAAGTTGTTAACAGTTGTTATACTACAGGGGTAGTATCGCCGATGGATTGTTCTAAAGGTCATCCTGTATTATTAACATTGTATTTGGGGAATCATGTAAGTTTGGAATCCCTGACCATCATTAACAAGCTTGATCCGTTCATTGATAAATTTGATGAAGTATTGCAGGATGATTTTGTGTGGAAAGATGTTAGGAGATTAATATTAAAATATTCTCCGTTTTTAAGGATCAGGGATGATAGAGAGCAATACGAACGAATATACTGGGAAAGAATCAATCACCTCAATGATGAGCGATGTTAGATTACTATCGGTAGAATCTGATGTTATGTATATACAAGAGCAATTAAATGAGATAAAATCTATACTTGAAGAACATCAACAGTTCATCATAACACTTGCGATGAATCAAAAGAAGCTTGCAACCAATTTTTCAACATGGCCTTATATCACTATCCAAAATGACAAAGAAAGTTAATTATCAAGATTGGGATCGCGAAGATCGCATCCACCCAAACACCCGCAAGGCTGTTAAGGTTAAGAGTACAATCGAGAAACATCGAAACAAGATTTATGAAATGACGGAATTAGATGAGGGTGACCTAGAGTATGGCTGTAGGTATTACGATGACAACAATTCATAGGAGACATATTATCAATACATAACATACGATATACACAAATACAAACACATATTATCAAACAAAAATACGGAGTAACTAATTATGGCATCATCACTATCAGAACTACGCAAGAAGAACTCAATCACTTCACTTCAGAAGGAAGTTGAGAAGCTAACAACTAACGAATCATCAAACAACGATAATCGATTCTGGCAACCAGAAGTTGATCAGGCGGGTAACGGCGTATCTGTTATTCGTTTCCTACCAGCACCAATGGGTGAAGATGTTCCTTGGGTGCGTCTATGGGAACACAGTTTTCAAGGTCCAAGCGGTAAATGGTACATCGAACGCTGTCTATCAACACTTCAACAACCAGACCCTGTTGTTGAATATACCAATGTCCTATGGTCATCTGGTGCTGACTCAGACAAGGAACTAGCACGTAAGTATAAGCGCAAGCTATACTACATTTCAAACATTCTTGTTGTCAGTGATCCAAAGAATCCACAGAATGAAGGTAAGGTATTTCTGTTCAAGTATGGCACAAAGATTTTTGATAAGATAATTGCTTCAATGAATCCAGAGTTTGACGACGAGACACCACTAAACCCATTCGATCCAGATGAAGGCGCTAACTTCAAACTTAAGATTCGCAAGGTTGATGGTTATCGCAACTATGACAAGTCAGAGTTTGCTGATCCATCCGCTATTGCAGATTCAGACGATGCAATTGAAGCTATTTGGAAGAGTGCCCATTCTCTTCAAGAAGTTATTGATCCAAAGCACTTCAAGTCATATGATGATCTAAAGAAGAGGCTTGATCTAGCACTGTCAACTACAGGCGGCACAAGGAAGGAAGAGAAGTCTGAAATGGATCAGTTTGAACAAATGACCAATCGAGTAGAGAAGAAGGCATCAGAAAAGGAAGATTCACCACAGAAGTTTGCAAGTGATGAAGATTACTTTGCTTCACTTGCCGGTGATGACTAATCATTGATTAGTTGATGAAGAAAGGGACTGCTTAAAAACAGTCCCTTTCTTTTTTTAGAATCCAGCGAATACCCTATCTTGGAATCTGTTGAAACTCGAATCTGATGGCCTTACAGACCCCTTCACAGGCATTATTACAGTCTCTTTCGCTGGTGCAGCAGGCGTTGGGTTTGTAATAATAACTGGCGCAGCGGATTGCGCCTTCTTACTGTCAATAGATTTTGTCATTTTATCAATATCAGTAGTTAGTTCTTTACTAGCTGTTGGTTTTGCTGATATCGGAACCCTAACGTCACTAGCTTTTTCAATTTCAGCATTTCTTTGTTTTAAAATTTCAATTGTCTTAGCTGGTTGGACATTTCTTTGTATTGATTCTTCATTTGTCTTAGCTGGTTGGACATTTCTTTGTTTTAAAATTTCAATTACTTTATCAGCGCCAGCTTTTTCAATTTCAGCATTTCTTTGTTTTAAAATTTCAATTGTCTTAGCTGGTTGGACATTTCTTTGTATTGATTCTTCATTTGTCTTAGCTGGTTGGACATTTCTTTGTATTGATTCTTCATTTGTCTTCGCTGGTTGGACATTTCTTTGTTTTAAAATTTCAATTACTTTATCAGCGCCAGCTTTTTCAATTTCAGCATTTCTTTGTTTTAAAATTTCAATTGTCTTAGCTGGTTGGACATCTCGTTCATCTATATTTACGTTACCATCACTAGCTTTTTCAATTTCAGCTTTGAACTTTTCTATGACATCCTTTCTAGCCTTAGCTTCAATTACCCGAGGAATTTTTTTATATTCATCGGATTCAATATATTCTTTTTTATTTTGATCCACATATTCTTTAAATTTCTTATAATTTTCTGGGTCTTTCTCTAATAATATTTTTTCATTAAAATATGATTTAGATTCAATGGATTCTCTTTGTATTGATTCTTCAATTGTCTTCGCTGGTTGGACATATCGTTCATCTATATTTACTTTATCAGCGCCAGCTTTTTCAATCTCAGACTTGAACTTTTCAGTCGCATCTAATTTTGCTTGTATTCTCGCTTCGTCTTCATCTTCACCCGTATCAATGTATTCTTTGGTTTTTTGATTTTTATACTGTTCATATTTTCTGTAATTTTCTGGGTCTTTCTTTAAGAACTCAAAATCACTCATTTGAATGGATGTAGATGATGTTTCTTTTGGTTCACCACCAAACATCTTAGATTCACGATCAATTCTACCAACTTCAACCGACCTAGCAATGTTACTAAGACCAACAGCACTACCAGCGTATTCAACACCCCTAGCCAAACCAGATTGCATTTTCTGGAAAGCAGACATCTTATTCCAATTAGCATCGTCGGTCTTTTCATCTACTTGTAAATCTTCACCGGTTTCATCTTTGCCAACACCAAATAATTTTCCAGCACCATAATCAATTGCATTTGCGGCACCATATGCCAATGCTGCGGGTATTGCCAATGGTGCAGCAGCAGTAGCAACTCTTCCAACACCACCCAATAAAGATTTTGCAGAACCAAGAACTCTTTTCAATCCACCAGACTTTGTAGGAGTTGGGGTTCTTGAACTGCCTCGTTTTCCTATGTCAATGTCTATATCAGGAATAATACTATTATCTGTTTCGACGGTATTTTCTGTTTCACCTTTTCTTGAAGTGATAGCATCAACTAATTTGTCAAGTGCATCTTTGTCTATTTTTAGTTCTTTTATTATTGCTTTGTCAATTTTCAATTCTGTTATTTTGCTAATACTATTATCAGATTTTTTGACGGGATCAGAACCAAGTTTTACTTTAGGGGTTGAAGACTCCATTTGTTTGTTGTATTCTACATTTATTCTTTCTTGTTCTGCCTTTGTTGCCATTTTACCACTTGCAATATCTCTCCAACCAGTTGCATATTTTTCATATGTTGTTCTTTTTTCATCAATGAAGGTTTCGCCAACTTTTGCTGATGTTGGTTCTGATTTTTGACTTACAACTGGTGTTTTTGCTTGCGATGCTAATTTATCAGACTTGGATTTTCTTTTATTGTCAAACGTTTCTTTTTTTTCTGCTACTGAAGCGTCAATTTCTGACAAAGTATCATCGGTATCTTTTGATAAGACAGACCCCCTTTTATCTTTTAGCTTCGACATATCAAAAAATGCAAATGGTGAAAGCTGTTTTATTGTACCTTTAACAAATGACATTGTTTTATCTTTATTTGAGAATTTTGTGTCATTGTATATTTTACTACTAATATCCGAGATAAATTTTTTGATATCCGGATTTCCACTAGTATCTTCTTCGGCCTTCTTTTCTATCTTGATTACTTCTTTTCTTACTTCAATTAAAGAATCAAAATCATCAACCTGTCTAATATCGACTAAAGTTTTAAACAACCGATTTAACAATTGCTTTTGATAATCGGTTGCTTCTGACATTGAATCCTGCTTTTGCTTGAGCATGTTAAAACTCTCTTCAAATACAGATTTTACCTTATCATTAATAACAGGATGAATCGGTCTATCACTTTCATCTCTTTTAGTCAGCAAATCTCCGATTTTTTGCAACTGGTCAATGTTAGATTGAATTTTGTTCTTTGCCATTTTTATTCCCTATGATTGTTTTTCTTTTTCTACTAGATATTGATGCAATTGTACTATCAATACTTCCCTCTCCCAAGGCATCATATTTTCCAACTCTGACAAGACAAACTTGTGTTGATATACCAACGTAAAGTTTGTCTTGTAATAATCAAGCAAAGATTCATGTGAGAGGGTTAAACGAAAAAATCTTCAACCCCAACTACCTCAATATGATTTGAAGCAGAACAAGAAGAACACACAAAATCAATATTAGTTTTGATTTCTGGCTGTGTGTTGAAAAAATTCTCAAATTTGTCATAATGATTTTGGTTTAAATTGTCTAACCAATCTGAAATTTCATTGAATGATACATCTTTACCCATAGTAACCGTATCATGATCAAATATGACATCAATACACTTTACAATGGTTTGGTAAATGACTTCTACAGAATAATTTGATTTCAGATACTCAACCTCTTCAAATGTTGGATATCTCATTGTTACCCCGATATTTTCAGTTAAAAATATCTTGTTTGTATGACCTTCTACCCTATGTGCCTTTATGTCATCTAATTTGAGAACGTATGAATTTTTTTCTCCACACTCTTTACACTTGACAACTAGATCAACAGATTCACCGATTGATTTTGCTCTCAATTTCACAAACATATAATCGACATCAAAATCGGGTAAATATTTCGACTCTACTTTGTTGAAAAAACACGCATCGATTACAGAAAATAAAGTTTCTCTAACTGCTGATTTCTCGTCAGATTCTTGTGCGATCAAAAGAGACTTTTGTTCTTTTACTAAAAATGGGCGATATTTAAGTTTTTTGCCTGATGATGGCAATTCCAATTCAAATACGGGGGTTTCAATTACTGGTAACATTATGTGTCATACCTCATTTGTTGTTAAAAAGTTCCACTAGCACCACCACCACCAAATGTTCCACCACCTTTAATTGGTGATACGGAATATGAATATGGTTTTGGATTGTTTGCTATATATGGTTTTATGATATTGGTTGTTGGATTCTTGAATTCTTGGATTGCGTCTTGTAAAGGTGTTGCCGAAATGTAATCTTTCTTTGTCTGTGGGTATTCTTTTGGTTCAGTTTCTGCAACAGACCCAAACATTGATTCCCATCTGCGAAATGCGAATGTTACTCTGATTCTATGAATATCATCAGAAGAATACGAAATTGGCATACTTTCTATTGAAACAGGAAATGCTTCTTTCAATGTTATACTGTATCTTTCTTCATCTTGCGTATCAAGTTGTATGAATCTAATTTGATTGGATATGTACAATATCTGATAACTTATGTTGTATGAATTTTTATCAACAACCATATTGATCCAGTCTTCAAATAGTTTTCTAACTCTAAAATCGCGATCAACCAAGAAAGTAACATTTACTATCTGACCATAATCAATACCGGTTGGTCTAATGTATTCTGGTCCATATATTTTAAGTTTTTCTGTTTTGACAGTCATACCGGGTAATTCGGATGACTCTGCAAATAATGATATACGATTAAGATCAGAGTTTGAATCGGCAATACCAGCCGGAGGTGAAATTAATACAGAATAACGATTGACTTTTGAAAGCCCTTCTGTTCTGACAGTTGATATGAAATCTGCTAATGACATTTTTATTTTCCAATCCTGTTCATTGAATCTTGCCATACTCTACCCTTACCACTACCAACGAATCTATCGGTTGGCATCATGGCTGCTGAATACCAGTCGCGTGGATCAATAAACATAAAATCTGATCTAACATGACTTAAAAGATAATGCTTAATACATGGAGTTATTTCACGATACTTTGATGCCGCTGTAAGCATTTGCCATGAGAATAACAACTTTGTGTCTGCTGTTAATGAGTTGTCGGTTGAGAAATCAAACAACCTATCTAGCATTCTGATACGAATCCAATATGGGATGTAGTGTAGGTTAAGACCAAGGAATCCACCCTCTGCTGGACTGAATGGAATAACCAACGGGAATTGATCATAGAATGGNANNGTTTCTTTCCATTTTGGATCGTAGTTAAACAAATACATNGAACCNAATGAAACTCGACTTGTGAAGTTTACATTCGATGACATNAGAGANACTGGATTTCTAGCCAGNGATCCCATCTTCTTTACTTGNGTCTGNAACCAAGAATATGAGTTGTAAGCAGCATTAGGATCAACGTCCTTTGCTGTTCTGATTTTCTTGAATGGGTTTTGTGATAGTCTTTCTTTCCGTAATGCATCCTCAATTTTTTCTTGTTGAGGTCTAGTTACCATGCGNCCNGTTTTTACATCACGCCAACCAGTAGCCCATTTTTCATAATTATTACCGAATTGGTCAACATATGTGTCGCCAANCTCGGATGCTACATTCTCATATTTTGTTGCCATTTTTTCTATCTTATTCCTAAATGTTTTTCAGTTAAAATTATAAACTCNACNCCACTATCTTTACAAGCTTCTTTTGCAGCATTCCATTTTGCTTCATTGACTGCATATGTCATTGCTTCTTGAATGTATCTTTTATTCTTCTTTTTGGATACATCGGGTGGCGCTGTTTGTTTTTCTGGTTTTATTTCCGCCAAGTATTTTTTGACAGTACCAGAAGAATCCTTAACCTCGAAATACAAATCAACAAAGTATCTATGCTTCTTGTTATCAATCGGTGACATGTATGGGATTATTATTTCTTCTGATGCCCATTTCAAAACAGATGGAGTTTCGTCACACCATTTGAATGCCTTCAATTCCCATGATGAACGATAGTATATATCTTCAACTTTACCCTTGTATTTCTCCGGGTTTTTTGGTTTGAATTTTCCCTGATAGTATTTAGCCATATCATATAAATAATGTAATTAAATACTATTTATTACTATTATGGCAGACGAAGAAGAACAAATTGCAAATAGAAGAAATCAAGCACTGTCATTAAATAACAGTGGTAAATATAGCCTTAATACGTTGTGTTACCCAAGTGATGTTAGCAATATATCCGATCTGTCACATTATGTTACATTTTTTATAAATGTAAGACAATCATCACAAGCACCGGGTAATAGGCTTGGATTTGTTAATAACGAAAATCAAAACAGAACACAAACAACAACAACGGCTGCTGCGGTTATTGGCGCTGGTATAGCTGGCGGTGCTGCTGGTTATGCAATTACTGACAAAATAATTAATTTTGCCACAAAAGCAAATACTAGTAAAAAGGTTTCGAGGGCGCAGCGTGATTTAATATCAATGAAAAAAACTGCGGGTGCTGCTATCGGTGCTGCTGTTGTTGGTGGTGTCGCTGCTGCAACGTTTAATATTGAAAGAACTCAGCGATTGAGTGATGCAATAACAATAGCAGTTCAATCAAGTCCTACAGTGAAATATGGCGTAACTTGGGAAACTGGAGAACTGGGCACTGTACTAGGTCAAAGTGCTGGTGGAACATCAACAACAGATGCCAGTAGTAATGCTATGAATATCGCATCTGACATGGCTAGAAGAGTCGCCGAAGTTGCAGCATCAGCACCAACACAACTGGCTGGTTCTGCACAGATGCAAACTTTCATNGAATCAAGTACAAAAAAGGTAATAAACCCACAAAAAGAACAGCTATTCAAGGGNGTTGATTTCAGAACATTTACATTTAATTACAAATTCATGCCAAAGTCCGTGGCGGAAAAAGAAAACGTTCAGCGAATAATCAATACATTCAAGTATCATATGCACCCCGAACTGTCACCATCCGGTATTTATTACATATATCCATCTGAATTTGATATTCAATATTATTATCGAGGCAAAGAAAATGAAAACATAAACAAGATTTCTTCTTGTGCCTTAACTAGCATGTCTGTTGATTATGGTGGTCCAGAATTCTCGACATTCAGCGATGGTTCACCAACAATATACAATTTAACATTGACATTCGTTGAACTCGAAACAATGACCAAAGAACGAATTAATAAAGGATACTAATGTATTTCTCAAAATTTCCACTGTTATTGTACACGCTAGACGATGGCAAAACATATCAATTAACTACAGACGTATTCCGACGAAGCAATTTCATTTCTTCGGTTATACAAAATATTGCATTTTATGATGAATACGATATTGTCGATGGAGAAACACCAGAAATAATTGCCGANAAGGCATACGACAATCCTTCTCTGCATTGGATAGTCATGATGGCGAATAACATTGTTGACCCAATTCTTGATTGGCCTATGACACAGAATCAATTGATAAAATATAGTGAAGATAAATACGATAACATATATGCAATACATCATTACGAAGATGATAATGGTAATATCGTTAATTCTGGGTTTCCAGTTTCAAATATACAATATGAAGAAGCATTGAACGAAGAAAAAAGAAGAATTAAAATTGTTCGCAAAGAAATTGTTCCTGATATCGTTGATGAGTTTACAAAACTAATAAAACAATAATTCATATGAATACTACGAATTCGCCCCAAACAGCGGGTGATATAAAGATAAAAGAAATTGTAATTATTGATCGCAAGGGTAATGAAACCGACATCCAAGCATTAATGATTGAATTGAATATATTTGAAGATATATTCAGTAGTACGTTGTATGGAAATTTGCACCTATCCGATGGTCTGAATCTAATAGAAAAATTACCCATTATTGGGGAAGAATATATTCGAATTGAAGTACAATCACCGGGGTTTGAAGAAGACGAAATAATTCAAAAGACATTCCGGGTATATTCTATTTCTAATAGAATGATTATCAAAGACGATAGAATGCAACAGTATGTAATAAACTTTGTATCACAGGAAGCATTCGTTGATACACTGTCTCCATTATCAAAAACATTTTCTGGTAGAGTTGATTCATTAGTAGAAAGAATATTTGTTGATTATTTACAAGTTCCAAGAAATTTATATGGTGACAATGGAACAATAACAAGCTCAGAAGACTCGACTAACCTCCTATTAGTAGATGAAACCAAGAATGATATCACATTCACTTCACCTAGATGGACACCAATAAAATGCATTAACTGGCTATGTTCTAGATCAGTGCCAAAGAAATCCAACGGTTGTAATTTGTTATTTTTTGAAACAAACAAGTATTTTATGTTTGGTTCTATTGAGCAATTGATTAGCAGACAATTAGAAAGTAATCTGATAACCGAACACTATATACACGCACCTAACAACATTCGTGGTGCTGACAAAAGAGATAATAGATTCAATTACAAAAAACAAAATATTGATAAAGAATATCGTATTGTTGAATCGTTTACAATTGAAAATAATTTTGATGTTTTACAAAACCTTCAGAATGGATATTATGCTAGTAAATTGTATAAATTTGATGTTATCAATAAAGATTATCAATGGTTCGATTTTGATTACGTAAATGAGTTTTATGAATATGCTCACTTAGAAACTACTAATAATGGTTCGGGTGGAGCATTTTTTACAAACCAAACAGCGAGAACCCCAGATTCAAAAATTATTTTTTATCCATCACACCCAGAACTATATTCTGGTATAACAAATAATGCAAATGATATAATCGAAACAACTATGCAGAATCGAATATCTTTGCTAAATGATTTGAATAACTACAAAATTCATGTTGTAGTTCCCGGAAGAACTGATATTGAAGTTGGGAATGTTGTCAGGTTTGATTTTCCTGCCATCAATGAAAAAAGTATTGCAACGACCAGCGATGAAGCGGTTGACAAATATCTGGGCGGTCTTTATTTGATCACCGCTATTCGTCATAAAATTACATATGGGAAGCATGTTATGTTAATGGAATTGATAAAAGATTCTACAAAAACATCATTTGAAAGTCAATAATGAAAAATATATACAGTGGATTTATTTGGTGGATGGGCATCGTTGAGAATCGATTCGATCCGAAAAAAATGGGTAGATGTCAGGTAAGAATTGTTGGTTACCATACAGACGATAAGACAGTTCTACCGACAGAAGAGTTACCTTGGGCATTACCAGTACAGCCAATAACATCAGCGGCCATTTCAGGGGTTGGTTCATCACCACTGGGACCAGTAGAAGGTACTGTTGTTGTTGGTTGGTTCTTGGATGGCGAAGATATGCAACAGCCAGCATTTTTTGGATGTATTGGTGGTATATCAAATAAAGATAAGGTATTTGCCGAACCAGCAGTGAAAGAAGTTATTACAAATCAAAATACAGGTACATTAGTAGATTCGACTGGTAATCCAGTTCTGGATTCTAGTGGCAAGGAGGTAAAAGTGGGGACACCAAATATTGCAGGTTGGTCATTAGGTAAGACATCAGAAAGATACGAATCTGGCGGAAAAGGTCCGGGTACAATCAATGACTATAACAATAGGTCTGCTGGTGATTATGGTGGTGCGTCATATGGTAGTTATCAATTCGCATCTTATTTACCAGCAAAAATGCCAAGTGGAAAGTCTAGACCAGCAAGTACAAATTCACCATTAGTTTCATACTTGAAGAACAGTAAATTCAAATCAGTGTTTGCTGGATTGACACCAGCGACACCAGCATTTGATGCTAAATGGAAAGAAGTCGCAGCTAGTTCATCCGAAGATTTTGCAAAAGATCAACATGATTATATTCAGAGAAACTATTATGATGTCATGTTGGCAAATCTAAAGCGCAATGGTCTTGACTTGTCTAAATTTGGTCCTGCTGTTCAAGATTTGATTTGGTCAACCGCCGTACAGCTTGGTCCCGGTAGAACATCTGTATTTACAGTTCCTCTGAAAAATAAATCAGAATTGACAGATAAATTTATTGTTGAAATTGTATCAAAATATAAAATCGATAATATCAACACGTTCTTTGCGTCAAGTTCACAAAATATCAGGAATGGTGTTAAGAGTCGTTGGGAAAAAGAAAAAGAAGATTTACTAAAGCTTATTAAATAATGTCAACATTAAAAACCACATTACTAGATTCGATAGTACCACTATTACCAAAGTCAGTTCAATCAACGGTAATATTGAATGCTGATTCACTGATTTCTGATACACAAGCAGATGTATCTAAGTTAGTCGGTGAAAATGTCAACTCTACAATAGGAACTGTTTCTAGTTCTTTGGTCGGCACTATCAATCCAGTTGACATTGTAACTTCAAATCTGTCTGCTATTGATTTATCAAATAATATTGAATCGTCNGTTCTTTCATCNACGCTTAACAAGTCAACTGATGTTTTTTACAGTAAGCTACAGTCTTTACTCAACGCATCACCAACAACAGCCGGTATTGATTTTAATTACATAAAGAGTCAGACAATTGATTCTGTATCTACATCAATCACTACTGATGTAAAAAATTCAATTCAGAGTAAATCTAATGATATTTTCAATTCACCAGTATCTAACTTTAGCAATTTAACCGATTTATCAGCAGATACATTTTCTTTTGACAGTCTGGATTTAACTTTCAGCGGTCTGCTTAGTAGTAAGGCATTTCAAAAAGCAGCATTGTTTGATACATTCAACACAGATAATAC